CACAGAAGGAGAACAAGTGTCAGACACTACCGTTCCAGAAGTTGCTCCTGCCGCAGAAACGGTAGAGGCTGCAAAGGTTGAAGTTAAGGCTGCAACAGCACCTTACATTTCAACTACTGTTCGAAACCCAATCGTTGATAAGGCTTCTTATCTCGAGCACTCAGTCCGCGCCTCACTAGGCAACGACACATCAAAGATGTACGTCGCAGCAGCGGCAGACGTCGTAGACAACGCAGGTCTAGTACCTACTCGTCAACTAACAGAGGTCATTAACGGAATCTCAAACGCAGATCGTCCAGTAATTGACTCAATCTCATCAGGCGCTTTGCCAGATGCAGGAATGACATTTGAAATTCCTAAAATCACAGTTGCACCAACAGTCGCAGTTGCAGCAGAATTTGGAACACCATCAGAAACAGACATGAACTCAGCGTTCGTTTCTGTCGATGTGAAGAAGTACATCGGTCAACAGACATTCTCACTAGAATTGCTAGATCGTTCTTCACCAGCATTCTTTGCTGAACTTGTTCGTCAAATGGAATATGCATATGCAAAAGCCACAGATGAAGCAGTAAGAGTTGTTCTTGCTACAAATGGAACAGATGGCGGAAACCGCGCAGCTCTAACAACAGGCGCTCTTGCAGCTGATTTCGTATCAGATGCAGCAGTTTCAATTTACTCAAACACTTTGGGTTTTGCACAAAACATCATTGTGTCACCACAGCAATGGGGTGTACTAATGGGCTTGGTCGATACTGCAAATCGTCCAATTTTCCAACAGACAATTAACCCACAAAACGCTGGCGGAACTTTGACAGCTACAGCCGTTCGTGGAAACCTTCTTGGTCTAAACCTACGCGTATCTCGCACTATGTCAGGCGTTGGCGATAACTCAATGATTATCGTTAACCCAGATGCATACACCTGGTACGAGTCACCACGTCTATCACTCCAGACTAACCTGATCTCAACAGGTGCAGTTCAAGTTGGATACTACGGCTACGGTGCAATCGCTACTAAGTTAGCTGCTGGCGCTTACCGCTGGATGATCGCAGACTAATTAACTAATCATGGGGGGGCTGCTGCTCCCGGTGGCTCCCCCAGTCGTTTAATAGAGAGGATGTAGAGATGCCAACAATTGTTACCGTAGCAGAACTAAGGTCGATCCTTGGTGTCTCTACAGCCCTTTATAACGATGCTTATTTAGCAGATGTAATCGATACAGCAGAGTCAGTAATTTTGCCTATGCTGGTCAAATACTCAAGCCCGATCGATGTCGTGGCGCTTCAAGACAACATCGCGACATATTATGTATTAGGCGATAACAACTTTTCAGCGGGTCAGAGCGTAGTCGTTACAGGCGTAGGCTCCCCGTTTAATGGCACTTTTACAATCCTAGAATCAAGTAACTTGGATTATGATTCATTCGTATTGCGCTCTAACTCACGCATATTTTTAGACGGTTCATACAGAGAATTCAACGGCTTCTTTACAGTATCAATTACAAATGCCAATATTACAGAGCGCAAAGTAATCCCATCAGGCTTGGCAACTCTTTCAGGCGCAGCTACTTATGTAGGCAACAGCGCAGTCGAGTCAGCAGTCCTAGCCGTTTCAGTAGAAGTATTCCAGTCTCGTATCGCTCCAGGTGGGCAGATTGAGGGCGTAGATTTTACAACCGTAAGCCCTTACCGTTTAGGCCGTAGCTTGTTCAATCGAGTGTCAGGACTTCTCGGCGCGTTTATCGATACCGATTCAATGGTGCAGTAATGCCAAACACAATTTTAGATACAGTCCGTCAACCTTTAGCCACAGCCTTTGCGGGCGTGGCAGGCAATGTCTACGCTTACGTTCCAGAAGCGCCCATGGTTCCATTCGTGGTTACAGTTCCAGATTCACCATATCTTGAATTAGAAACTTTAGGCAAGTCGCAAATCCGCACAAAGATTAATCTTGTCATTTCCGTAGCGGTTGCATATAACAGCAATCCTGCATCGCTCGACAATCTCGAGCAGCTCGTCATAAGTGTTCTGAAGGTAATCCCAGCCGGGTATGCAGTCGGAGCGGTTGAAAAACCAACAGTAACTCAAGTCGGGCCATCCAATGTATTGGTAGCCGATATCAGAGTTTCTACCTACTATACACAAACAAACTAAAGGAAAATAATATGGCTACCACAGTAATAACTGGTCGGGATGTTACCTTTACCATTGGTGGTAACAATTTCGATGCACAAGCAACATCCGCAACGCTTATCGGTGAAATGACTCGCGAAACCTATCAGACACTTGATGGCAAGGCTTTTAAAGTTACCGATAATAATTTCACCTTTAATGTTGAAATGCTGGCAGACTGGGGCGCAACTGGTTCTCTTTGTGAGATCCTCTGGGGCGTTTCTGAATCATCACCAGACACAGGTATTAACACAGTATTCACAGCAGCATCAGGCGCAGTATTCAGTTTCCAGGTATTGCCATCATGGCCATCTGCTGGCGGAACTGCACCAGATGCTCAAACAGTATCTTTATCATTCCAAGTTATTGGAGTGCCAACAGAGGCGTTCTAACTAATACAGAAACGGGAGCAAACAATGCAACAGAACATAACAATTAAATATGTAGATGGAACCGAAACCACTTACCTGGTTCGACCACCTGATTACGCCAAATGGGAAATGACAACTAAAAAAGTTATCTCTCAGTTTGGCGGCATGTGGGACATTCTTTATGTAGCACATTCAGCAATGAAACGTGATGCAGGGGGCAAGCCAACCAAGACACTCGATGTCTGGATGGAGTCAGTCTCAGATATTGAAGTAGGTGGGGAAGACCCAAAAGTCATCCAAGAGGAAGCGTAAGCCGACTCTTAGTTGAACTGGCAATAGCAACACAGATCCCGATGGATAAGTGGCAAAGTGCCGAGGATATTCTTACAGCAATAGAAGTACTAGAGGAGCGCAATCGTGGCAAGTGAGCTAGTAGCACTAGACCAGACTGAACTTCGTCAAGTCTTTAAGGCTTTAAAGAATATGGGTGATGAAGCAAACGATGAAGCCAAGCGCCAATCAGGCGCTCTGGCTGAATTCGCCCGGGCTGAAGTTATTCAAACGTCTAACTCTATTCGTAGCAGTAAAGTCGCAAGCCGTATCGCTCAAGGATCCCGGGTTAAGAAGTCGAGCCGCATAGGTGAGATTACTTTCGGATTCGCTTCTCAAAAGTTCTCAGGTGGTGCAACCACTAGAGATATCTGGGGCGGTTCAGAATTCGGTTCTAATAAATATAAGCAGTTCCCTGTCTGGTCAGGCCGCGAAGGTCGAGGCTCTAAGGGCTGGTTTATCTATCCAACTCTGAGAAAGATCCAACCTCAGATCGTTGCTCGATGGACTGAATCATTTACTAAGATTTTGAAGGAGTGGGGCTAATGGCAACAGGTACAAGGGCGTTAACGCTCAAACTCCTTGCTGACGTTGATAACTTCACCAAGAATCTTAACAAGGCCGATAAAGATGTTATGTCTTTTGGCGATAAGGTTTCAGACTTTGGAAAGAAAGCTGGGCTAGCCTTTGCAGCCGCAGGCGCGGCAGCCGTTGCCTATGCTGGCAAGTTGGCCATTGATGGAGTTAAGTCAGCCATAGAGGATGAAGCCGCCCAAGCCAAGTTAGCCAATACTCTTAGGAATGTTACTCAAGCTACAGATGCCCAAATTAAAAGCACAGAAGAATTTATTCTTCAGACTTCTTTAGCTACTGGCGTTGCCGATGATGAGTTACGCCCATCGCTTGATCGTTTAACTCGAGCAACCAAAGACGTCGATAAGGCGCAGAAGTTACAAGCGCTAGCCCTAGATATCTCTGCTGGTAGTGGCAAATCTCTCCAGGCAGTTACGGAAGCTCTTTCAAAGGCTCAGGAAGGCAACCTAGCAGGCCTTAGCCGCTTAGGCGTTGGAATTGATAAGGCTGAACTGAAGACCCTTTCATTCGATCAGATCACAGCCAAACTTGCTGGCACTTTTGAAAACCAGGCATCAAAGCAAGCAGACACATTCCAAGGCAAGTTAAGCCGCCTACAAGTAGCCTTTGATGAAGGCAAAGAAACTGTAGGCTCTTATATTTTGACAGCAATAACTCCGCTAGTTGAAACCTTGGTTCAAAGGGTTATCCCAGCGATTGCGGACTTTACCAATAACTTAGGCGAGAAGTTACGCCCAGTAATTGAATTCTTAACACCTATTACTAATGGACTTCGTAATGCCTTTAACACAGTTAGAGATTCCTTAGCCTCAAATAGCGAGGAATTAAAACCGCTTATCAATCTCTTTAAAGGTATTGCTGAATTTGCTCAAGATGTATTGGCTCCTATTTTAAGCAAGACTCTTGGTGGAGCATTCCAAGTGATAGGCAAAGCAATATCTGGCCTTATTAGTGGTTTAGCCAGCGTAGTTTCATTCTTTGATGATCTTTATAATAAAATCAAGCGAGTAATTGATATATCAAAGCAAATTGGATCTTCCCTAAATCCATTCAGTAATTCTTCATTCTCTGGATCGACTTCTTCGGCAGCGCCAGTAACCCCAGTATCTCCTTCAGGCATTCCAAGTTACCTTAACGTCAGACCAGTAGCCACCACAAATATCACAGTCAATGGCGCAATCGATAGCGAATCAACTGCTCGCCAAATCGTCAGCATTCTTAATAATTCGCAAGCCCGAGGTACGCTGGGAAGCTCGGCTTTTGTATGACCCTATGGACACCAGACTGGGCAGTAGAGGTCAATGGGCTAGGTGACATAACAAACTTAGTCTTATCCGATTTAACAATAACCTCTGGTCGTTCAGATATTTACACCCAGCCTATTGCTGGTTATTGCAGATTTACTATTAAAAACCTTAATCAGTCAACTATATCTTTTGATGTTAATGACTCTATTGTGGTCAAAATAAAAGATTCTACTGGCACTTATGTTCCTATTTTTGGTGGAGATATATCGGACATCGATATAATCGTGGCCACAGGAGAACCAGCCATAACGCAAAACGTTACGGTCACAGCTCTAGGCGCTTTATCTAAACTACCTAAAGTTTTAACCCAAGGCGTGTTAAGCAAGGACTTTGACGGCAATCAAATTTACGAGGTTTTATCTACCGTTTTATTTGATCAATGGAATGAAGTTCCAGCAGCAGAAACTTGGGCTGCTTATGATCCTTTAATTACTTGGGAAAATGCCGAGAACTCTGGACTTGGTGAGATAGATCGCCCGGGAGATTACGAACTCACAGCAAGATCAGCCGCAACAACTGACGTTTATTCTTTGGCTGCCAGCCTTGCTACTTCTGGCCTTGGCTATATTTACGAAGATGCTTCAGGCCGTATTGGTTATGCAGATTCTACGCATCGATCCCAATACCTATCGGCCAATGGCTACGCCTATGTAGATGGCGGATGGGCTTATGCTAATGGCATAGCAACGTCCAAACGCCTTGGAGATATACGCAACAAGGTAACTATTACCTATAAGAATGGGCAACAAGAAACAGCCGAAGAACCTAGCTCTATTCAGGTCTACGGCACACAAGCCCAAAACATTCAGACCAGTATTGAAAAAAGCGCAGATGCGCTAAGCCAGGCAGAGTTCTATTTAGACATTCGGGCATTTCCGCAATACCAATTTAAGAGTATTACGTTTCCAATGGCGAATCCCAATATTCCAGATGCTTCTCGCGATCAAGCCTTTAATATATTTATGGGCTTACCCTTAGACATCGAGGACTTGCCTCTAAATATTGCCGATGGTAGATATCAAGGATTTGTAGAAGGCTGGACTTGGACTACTAGATTCAACGCACTTGATCTAACAATTATTGTTTCACCAGTTGCCTTTAGCCTTCAGGCTTTTAGGTGGAACAACGTTCCAGTCGCTGAGACTTGGAATACCATAAGCCCAACTTTAGACTGGAATAACGCTACAATAGTAGCCTGATAAGGAGAATACATGGCAACGACAACGAACTATGGGTGGACAACCCCAGACGATACAAGTTTGGTCAAAGATGGCGCTGCCGCCATTCGCACCCTTGGCTCCTCTGTAGATACCACTACCAAGGCGCTTAACCCTTCAACAACTCTTGGCGATATTGAATATCGCTCGGCTACCGCTAACACTAATACTCGTTTAGGAATTGGCTCGACCGGCAATGTTTTGTCAGTTGTGGCTGGCGTACCTGCCTGGACTGCACCTAGTAGCGGCGCAATGACTTTAATCAAGCGCGCAACCTTTTCAAACGTGGCAAATACGGGCACAACTTTTGACGGAATGTTCTCAGCCACTTATGGAAGTTATTACATTGTCTTTGAAGGTCTTGGAGCCGCTACATCGGCAGATGATTTTCACTTTCAGTTTAGATATGCAGGACCAACGACACAGGATTCAGCTTATTATCAAAGCAATTTAAATTTAGATACCGAGTCTGCAACTCTTGGTTATTCAAACAACGCTAATGCAAATCAAATTACATTGAATACACAATTAGGTTCTTCAGGTGGAACAGACGAATACAGCCGAGGAAATTTGTTTGTGTTTGGTTGTTCAGGTTCAAGCGCAAAACCTATCTTCAATGGTTACTTATCAAATGATTCAATACTTACAGGGCGAGCAACTTACGGAATGTTAGGAACTGCCAGAATTTACACAGGATTTATCTGCAAGGCTTCAAGTAGCAATGTTTATGGAACAATATCAGTCTATGGATTGGCGGTCGCATAATGTCACTAGAAACTATCAAATCGGAACTAATAGAAAAAAATCCAACACTTCAATCAGGTAGTGATGAAGATGGTTATGTTGAAATTACTGGCAAAGATTATGACGCCGTAATTGAAAATTGGGCGAAAGGTATCTTGGAAAAGCAAGCTAAAGAAGCAGCAAAAGAAGAAGCGGCAGTTGCAAAGGCTGCACTACTTGAACGCTTGGGCATAACAGCCGATGAAGCGGCACTTTTAATTGAATGAAACCAACACTATCTAAAGCTGCTCAACAGTTAAGGGAACAGTTTGATGACACCTTCCCAGATCGTGATAGACGTTCCGATGGATGGATCGCCGATGCCCGTCACGTTGCAGCAGGTACTAGCGACCACATACCTGATCCAAAGACTGGGACTGTTAGAGCAATCGATGTTGATCGAGATGTCCATAAGAGCGGCAAGCCCGACCTCATGCCCGATATTGCAGATCAGATTCGACTCCTTGCAAAGTCTGGAGAGAAGCGCATCTCTTATGTCATATTCAATGGCCGAATCGCATCATCTCGCTTGGGCTGGCGCTGGAGAAAATATACGGGAAGCAATCCGCACAACCATCATTGCCATATCTCTTTCACTAAAAAAGGTGACGAAGATAGTTCGTTCTTTCAAATCCCGTTACTAGGAGCAAATAAATGAATATGAAAAGTCCAGTAGTTCTAACTGTAGGCGCGTTCCTTTCAGCCTGGGCAGCGTCTAACTTTGCAGCAGATTACCGCTCAATCCTTTGGGCTGTATTAGCGGGCGTGTTTGGATATGCGACCCCTAAGAAATGACACCGACGGATTACCTGAATCTCTATATTGCCACGCTTGCGATAGTCGGTGGCTTGGCTGGCTATGTGATCACTCATTTGCTGTCGGAGATCAAAAGACTTAATGCGCGTGTTGATGAGATATATAACATACTTCTAGAGCGATAATTTTCCTATGGCGCGCAAAAGAGTTATAGACCTTGAGGATTACTCAATGCTAGAGACTTACTGCATTGGGTTAAACGAGTACTGGAAAAGCCTAAAGAAAGCTGGCTTTGCTGACGACGTTGCGTTGTGTCTGCTGCTAGAACCTTTGACTTATCCTGCAACTATTCTGCCAACTCCTAACTGGCTGCCAAATCTTCCCGACCGCATCCCCTATGACGATGACGATGAGGACTAACAATGAAAAGAACTGTAATCGTTCCCGATCTACAAGTTCCCTATCATGACGAAATAGCAGTAAGAAATGTTGCATCTTTTATTAAGGCATACCGCCCAGATAGCGTCATTACTTTGGGAGATGAAATCGATCTCCCACAGATCAGCCGATGGACAGAAGGAATGCCAGGATGGTTCGAGCAAACACTTGGAGACGATCGAGACCAAGCAGTAGAAGTTTTATGGTCTTTGGTTGAGCATTCCAAAGAAGCTCACATGATTAGAAGCAATCACACCGATCGACTTTACAATGTGATTATGAAGAAGATACCGGCATTCTTAGCGTTGCCAGAGCTGCGGTTTGAGAAGTTCCTTAAACTTGATGAACTAGGTATCACCTATCATAAGAAGCCTTATGCCTTTCAGAAAGGCTGGGTAGCAGTTCACGGGGATGAGCAGGGCATTAACCCTAATGCGGGTCTCACAGCCCTTGGAGCAGCCCGTAGGCACGGTTTAAGCGTAGTTTGTGGACACACACACAGGGCAGGGCAATCGGCCTTCACAGAGGCATCTGGGGGCAAAATAGGCCGTATCTTGCGTGGCGTAGAGGGTGGGCATCTTATGGATGTTCGCAAGGCTGGCTATACCAAGGGAACTATGAACTGGCAGCAGGCTTTTATCCTGGTTGAAGATAGCCAAGTAACTTTAATTAACCTAGAGAAGGATGGAACCTTCGTGGTTCATGGCCGCAGGTATGGACGATCTCGATAACGATATAAAGCGGACGATCGATGATGCCGTTGATGAGGCAGAATTGTTACCGTTTCGTTATGTAAATGATCGCGGTTCTGTCTGTTAGTTATGTCATTCTTATCCCAAGAAGCCAGAGAGTCTGGCAAAAGGGAGCAATATGAGTTTATTACAGTTAATCATCTTAACCAGTTGGTTTGGGATGTTCTTTCTGGGGTACAAAATAGGCCACAGAGACGGTTACATAGTAGGGCGCAAGGCAGTTCGCAAGCATTATGAATCTGTCGAGAAGGTGCGAGTATGAAGCATGCAGAAATCCTTCAGACAGCTACAGACTTATACCAAGACCGGGGACTTAGTTACGGTCATCCGACTGACAATATGGCAAGAGCAGCAAGGCTTATCAGCGCCTATCTGGAAATGCCGATTACGGATTATCAAGTTGCGGTCGTACTCTCGCTGGTCAAGATTGCCAGAAGCATCGAGGATGCACAGAAGATTGACACCTGGATCGATGGAGCCAGTTATCTTGCAATCGCTGGACAATTAGCTACAGAGGAGAATGAACTATATGTTTAATTTAGAAGATTATGAAACAGTCGAAGAACGCCTAGTTAAGTTCTGGAAGGAACATGAAGATGGTCGAATATACACTGAGATCGTTGAGCATACTCTTCAGCGGTTTATCGTTAAGGCTTCTATCTATAGAACTGAAGTGGATGCACACCCTTGGACTACTGGCTTTGCTGAGGAAACCGTATCTACGCGAGGAGTTAATTCTACGTCGGCGCTTGAGAATTGCGAGACGAGTGCGATTGGTCGTGCTTTGGCTAACGCGAATTATGCAGCGAAAGGCAAACGCCCTAGCCGTGAAGAAATGGCAAAAGTCAATCAGGCGCAACCAAAACCGTTTGCTGAGAAGCTAAGCGATAAGATCATTACTCCAGTAGAAGATGATCCTTGGACCGTTAAAGCGGTAGAACCTGCTCCAAGTGCTGCCGATGCAGTTGCCCTAGTCCAGGAAGTATTAGGTGCGACGAAGATCGATAAAGATATTCCTCATTGTACGAAATGCCACGACAATAAACCCATGACTTGGAAGACTGGTATGAGTACGAAGAACAACAAACCTTGGGCGAACTTTAGTTGCTTTGCTTGCAAGGATGTAATTTGGTACGAAGTCGCGCCCGATGGTTCTTGGCAGCAACAAAAGAAGAAATGGTGATTTGATGAGCAGCTTACAATTTATGAATCAAGACGGTGAATGGGAATCTTACCCTGATGTTGATGTGATAGAGCATTACAAAACAATCCGAGATACGGTTAAAGCATCTGGAATTATTACTCGATGCTGCTTATGCAATAAAGAGTTCGATGTTTCAGAAATAGTCATTACAGGCGGATCATTAAAGGCAGGCTTTACTTGGTCTTGCCCAGACTGCCACGCAGTAACTCTGGAGACAAATGTCGCAAAGCCGCAAATATAGGGGTTATGCTACTGAGAAATTGGTAGCACAATTTTTCTCTCAATGGTGGCCATACGCATTACCAACGGGAGCAGGAAGGTCTGGAAGTGATGTTACTGGGGTTCCGTACTTTGATATAGAAGTCAAAGCCCGGGCAGACTTCCAACCTAAAGCGTGGATCGATCAGGTCAGAAAGCGAACAGCAGAGAATGGGGATATTCCTCTAGTTGTAAGCCGACTGAATGGACAAGGGGCAGAGGTGGGAAATTACCTTGCGTTCATGCGGTTATCTGATCTGGTCGATCTCATGCGAAAGGCAGGTTATGACAAGTTTGAACACAAGCTTCAAGACTCAAATATCAGACGATGTAAAGGATGCGGAGAGTGGACAATAAATGACCCCTGCAAATGGTGCGAGGAACAATAATGAACTATTTGATTGGATGCACACTTGCCCTTGCGGATATTCGCTCAAGTCTGCCTATGGATTTCTCACCCAAAAGGAGATTAGCAGAATGATGCTGAGTCACATTGAGTCGATGCATGGCAAGGTTACTTAATGCCAATCTACGAGTTTGAATGCACTAACGATCGATGCGAGGCTAACTTGCGATACGAGAAGGAGTTAAAGATCAATGAACCTCACGATGTTGAATGCGGTTTCTGCCACGAGCCGATGCGTAAAATCTATAGCAGTTTCGGTATCCAATTTAAAGGTGCCGGGTTTTATTCGACAGATAAGTAAAACGCCACGCCGCTCTGAGCAGGACTTATATCAACGGTATTTGACTGAGGCGGTACACTTCTCTGCTAGAAGCCCTAAAGGCTTCAGAGCAAGCCTGAAAGGCGTAGCTTGCTCGGTAGCAGTCGTTATTGGGATATCTCTATCTATTGCAGGAGCCGATAGATCTGAGGCTTCAATAGATGCAATTAAAGCCCTTAAATCATTAGCTGATTACCAATTAACCTTTAAGCAATACAGTTGCCATAACCAAATAGTGTTTAAAGAATCTACCTGGAATATCAATGCAGTAAATGGATCTCATTATGGCTATTATCAAATGCGTAATAAGCATATTAAAGGCAAGCCTTATGATTATCAGTTCTATATGTATTGGCACTATGTATCTAAGCGTTATGGCGTTACTAAGTATGATGAGCCTGATTACTGCAAAGCACTAAGGCATCTCAATATTAAAGGCTGGCAATGAGTAGAAGTTCATTAAGCAATACCGGGTCGAGTGCTAAGTGGCGCAAGCTACGAGAGTCAATCATTAAACGAGATGGATGTTGTCAGATGTGTGGGACTGAGGAACGATTAAGTGTTGACCACATAGTGCCACGCCATCTAGGTGGGGATGATAACCCAAGTAATTTGCAAGTATTATGCAGTAGTTGTAATTCATCTAAGGGGGGTAGGTTTTTTGATAGGGCAAAGACAC